ATCGTGCTCGCCACGCTGCGCACGGCAAACTCGGCCTTCATCGCCTGGATCAGCTGCCGGCTGAACTCGGTGGCGACGGTGTAGCCGCCCTCGGAGCCGGTCGTGGTCGACATGGCTGCGCGGATGTCCGGGTTCACGCGGGCCGCCATCGCGTTGCGCTGTTCCGGGGTCAGGGCCGAGAGGCCGCCGGTCAGCATCGCACGCAGCGCCGCCGATTCGTCGGTCTTGCTGCCGCCGTTTTTGGTCGCGGCGTTCATGGCGGCTTCGTGCTCGGCCTGTTCTCCAGCAACCTGCGCGAAGCGCGTCTCACGGGTGATTTCGGCGTCGATCGCTTCGATTTCAGCCAGGATCGCATCGAGCTGGGATGCTTCCGCAGCCGGCATGCGCTGATCGGCCGGGAATTTGCTGTTCAGAGCGCTTGCCTCTTGGGCCTTTGCATTGCGACGCTCGCGCAGTTGAGCCAATTTGCTCATTGTGGTTCCTTTCTTGGTAGGGACAATAAAAAAGCCGCCTGGAGGCGGCTTGCTCGGGTGCGCGAGAGCGCTATCCGACCTGGACGCGGGCCAGCATGCGGATGCGCTGTTGCTGACGTTCGCGGTGTTCTTCCGTGGCGAGCGGTTCGTCCGGCTCGCTGCGTTCAATCTTCGGGGCCCTGGCATATGCGCTCAGATCCCATGCGGCCTCTGCCTTCTTGCCTTCGGCGACACGGTCAACCAGTCCAGCATCCACCGCTTCCTGAGCGGTGAACCAGGTCTCGGCGTCCATCTGCGCCTTGAGTTCTTCCACGTCCTTGCCGCTCTTCTTGGCGTACTGCGCGGCCAAGCTGCCGTCGATCTTGGATAGGAGCGCGGCGGTCGCGGTCAGGTCGTTGGCGTTGCCCATCGCCCAGGTCCATGAGTTGTGGATCATGTAGAACCCGCCGTCCGCGATTTCCACTTCATCAGCCGCGGTTGCAATGACTGTCGCGGCACTGGCGGCATACCCATCGATATGGGCGATCACCTTGGCGCCGGAATCACGGATGGCTTGGCAAATCGTCTGCGCTGCGAACACGTCACCGCCGGGCGAATTGATGCGCAAATGAATGATTCCGCTCTTGATGGCGCGGATCTCCGGCACCAATGCCTCAGCCGAGACACCGCCCCACCAGTACGCCGTGTCCTCGTCGGACACGATGGCGTCATAGATGTAGATGGTCGTTTCTTCGTCGGAGGCGACGATTTTTGACTGCGGCAGGCGCTCCGGGCGCTTCTTGTTACTTGCCAGGAGCTTGGTCAGGTTCGGCATTCGAGCCTCCATTCATTTTCAGGTTCTGGTTCGGCGGCATGTTTTCCAGCCGGCGGATTTCGTCGGGCTCCATGAACGGCATTTCGCCGGCACGGCCGAGGGCGATGCGGTAAGCTTCGTAACGAGCCTTCAGGTCGCCGCGCTCCAGGGCCGCGGTGATGTGCTCGACAAAGTACTTTTGACGGACCGGCCAGAGCTTGCTGTTCAGTTCCTGCGCTGCTGGCGTCAAGTGTCGCTGCAGCGTGTAGCGGACGAAGCCGATGCCTTGCTGCTCGATGCCGGAGCCCCATGACGTGGTCTTGTCGGTGTGCCCGACCATATGCGGCGGCACGCCAAATATCCGGCAAATTTCCTCGACCGTGAACAGTCTGGTAGCTAGAATCTCCGCATCTTTCGAATTGACGCTCAGCTGGGCCGGTTCCAGACCACCGGACAGGATCAACGGCCCCCGCCCGCCGTTCGCAGCCCTGGCGATCAGCGACGCCCTCAACTGCTCCAGCTGCGTTTTGTCCAGCTTTGCGGCTGTTTTCAGTGCGTAATCGAAATTTGCGCCGCTCGCAAAGAACCGCCCGGCATGCTCCTGCGCTGCGATGGCTGTTCCGATCGCCTCACGGGCAGCATAGGTAATCGGGCTCGGACTGCAGAGCCCATCGAAGCCAAGGCTAGGCAGATGAATGACGTCTGCGCTGTCCAGAACATAGGGAGAACCATCACTTGGACTGATTCGGTAGAGCACCCGCTCCCCATCCCTGAATGGCTGTACAGTCTGTCGCGGCAGGGGTTTCCAACCGATCACGCGGCTGCTGTACGGGCTCGGACGGATCCATTCGCCGAATCCATCGCCGTAGAACAACTTCGAACTGATCAGGTACTCCCAGGCTGCCGCTGCGGTCCATCCCTCACTGGCGAGCTCGTTGAGCATCCACCAGTAGTCATGATCCGCTTTGCGGCGCTCGCCGCCATTGCGCTCATAGATCCCGATCGGCAAAGTGGCAATAGCCCCAGCCACCAAGGACACACAGGAATAGACGGCCGACACGCGCATGGCCGTTTCAGCCGTGACAGGCGCTCCAGACGAGGATCGATGCGCAGCGCCAAGCAGGTTCGCCAGCTCGCTCAAGGTCAGCTGCCCGGTCGAGTTCTCACCCAGAGCTGCAATTCCCACCCGCTCCGCCGCCCCTTCGCGGTCAGCAAGCCACGAACCGAGCACGCGCGACTCATGCCGCTTCGCCTCTAGGTCAAGTAGTTTGCCGGTCATTTATAGATCCAATGTCAGTATTTCGGGAGTTGCTCGCGCTTCCGGATTCAGAGCCATCAGCGAAACGGCACTAAAAACTGCCATCAGCGGATCGATCTTTGCCTTTCCGGATGCAGACTTCGTGATCAGGATGGCGTTGCCTTTGTCCTCAACCCGGGCGTTTCCGACGCACCAGGACATCAGCGGACGGCCGCCGTGCACCAATTCGCCGCCTGCGACCTTACGCTCGGTGGTCTTGATCGCCCCGTTCAACCTGAAGCCTTGGGAAATCGCGATGATTTGCTCCATCGTGATCCCGCGTTCTTCGGTGATCAGCTCGTCGACAACATCGCCAATGCCGGCAGCGTCAACGCCGATCCCCTTTTGCTCTGGAAGTAGGCCCGAATCCCTGATTTGGCAGATCACATCCGCCACCGCGATCACGTCCTCTCCGGGCTGCTCAACAACCGTCAGGTCGCCTTCGCCCTTGAAGTCCAGCAGCCGCGGTGCGATTTCCTTGCGGCGCTCGAAGACGATCTTGTGCGCCCAGGCGTGACACCACAGCAGCCACTTCCCGGTTTCCCGATCACGACCAAGCACGGCCAGACCGAGCAGATCGTCAAGCCCGCCGCCGTCGATGCCGACAACCGCGACCTCTGACCGCTCGAGCAGGGATTCCAGCGTGATCGTTTTGTCGACCGCCTCTTCCCAGAAGTCAGCGCCGGCCCAACGGTCGGACCGCAGGTTCAGCCCGATTTCGACGTTCAAGTGCTTCGCAAGGAACTGCTGAAAGCTTCCGTCTGTCTTGCCCTGGTTCTTTCGTAGCTGGTCTTCCAACCATTCACGCGAGACGGATCGGCCTAGATTCGGATTGGTGATGTAGAAGTTCTCCGGGTCCATGTAGGCCTTCGCCTTGATCATGTCCTCCGGGTACTCGTACAGCACGCCGAGAGACCGCTTATCTTCGATTTTCCCGTCCCGCACGTTCCGGTAATACTGCAGCTTGTCCTTGTAGACACCGGCCGGCGGCTCGTCGCTTTGCGTGGTCAGGAAGATCACCCAACCCTCGTTGCGGGACACTTGGCCGCCGGTCGCTTCCATAAACATGGCGTCGGCATTTGCCTTCTTGCCGAACAGCCAGTGTTCATCGACCAGGATCCGGCCGGACTTTTTGCCCGAGACCGTTTCCGTGTCAGCCGCGACCACCTTCAGCGTCGCCCGCGTGACACGATGCGTTATCGTCCGAACATGCTCCTGAATCTGGAACAGCGCCGAAAGCTCATCATCCGCCCGCACCATTCCAGCCGCCGGCTTGAAGCTGTTGTCGGCGACTTCCTTGGTGGGGGCCAGAATCAGATGCTCTTCGTCCTCGCGCCAGCAAAGAATGACGGCGGTCAGCATGATCCCGGCCGCAATCGTGGACTTCGTGTTCTTCTTGCTGATCAGCAGGAAGAACTCGCGGATCAACTGATTCCCGCTTTCGGCGTCATAGGCGCCGAAGATCGCCGCGACGAAGTCGAACACCCACTGTTCGGAGCACTCCCCGAATTTCGGGCTGCGGTACGCGCCGCCGTCGCCTATCGATGGATCCCAGACCGTCTTCGGCAGGTCCACGACCTGCAGCTGCTTGAAGATGGCCAGCGCCCGCTCAGCCTCGTCCGGGAAGATCGGCGGCGGGATGATCGATTCGCCGCGCTTGAGCCTGTCCGCCCAGTCGGGACAGGCAGTCGACCATTCCACGGTCAAACCTTCTTGCCGCCAGATGCCGCCAATCTAGGCGGCGCACCAGGAGCGAATCGCCCGGCGACCTTCCTGGCATTGTCGTTCTGCTGTTCCTTCTTTCCGCCCTCGCCAAGCTTCTTGTGCATGAACGGCATCAGTGCCTTTGCCGCCTCAATCCGCAGCTTTTCGCCGAGCTCGACATCGTTCATGGCGGCCAGCAGGAACATCTTCGGGTCAGAATGCTGCATCGCCTTGTTCAGGTCGAACGTGGGCTTCGGCTCTTCCGGTGGCGGATCGCCCCGCTCGGCTGCGGCACGGTGCTTGGCTAGGTAAGCAACGACCTCCTTGTCTTTAACAAGGCGCGACCCGGCAGCCGATGCAGTCGCGGCGCTATACCCAGCCGCAATCGCCGCCTCTTTATTGGATTTCCCAGCGAGGACGGCATCGGCAAACCGCTTCTTCTTGCCTGTTAATGCCATTTAACAATTCCTCCAAGGGAGATTTATTCTGCGCGTGGGGGACAGGGCGGTTTCCCGTCCAGAAGGTTACAAAGATGCAACACCCCCCTGCCCCTGCCCGCCGTCGCGCTGCCCTCTGGCGTGCGCCAGGAGCCCGCAGAAGCGTCGATCGCGTCGCCCGTGGCTTAGTAGCCTCGCGCCCTCTGCTGCGCCTCTCGCGTGGTCTTGGTCTCATGGCACTCCGAGCACAACGGCTGCAGATTGCTGTCGTCGTTGCTGCCGCCCTGCTCAAGCGGTACGATGTGGTCGATCTGATCGCGGTATGACAGCCAGACTCGGCCACAGCCTGCGCATTGGTAGTTGTGCGCCAGCGCGACCCGTTGACGCTGCGTCATCCATGCCCGTCCACGGACGCGCTCGGTTGCGCCTGCCTTGGCGTCGAGCGTCTTGATCCTGGAGTTAGGTGCTGTCTGCAGTCGCGGCTTGAGGGTTTGCAGCTTCATCGTGCCTGGATCACCACCTTGATCGCCCGGCCGATCCAGTACCGCAGCTTGTCCTCGTCCGGACTCAGGCCGGTCAGCCTGGCTGTCAGAACTACGCCGAGCAATTACCAGCGCAGCCACCAGGCGACGACTACCCGCACCTTGATCGCTGTCTGCTCCATGCCTGCTCCTGATCGTTGCCGCCCGCGCTGGGTGAGTCCCGGACTTGCGCCGGTGGAGACGCCAGCCCTCCGAACGTCGGCAATCTGCGGGCCGATACTCGCGTCGGCAATCCGTTCTGCGCGCCCACATGAAATAAAAAAGCCCGCGAACCTTTCGGCAGCGGGCGAACCATCCTTGGAAGGAGGGAGGGAGACTCAGAAATTGGTGATAGCGGCTGGAGTTGAACCAGCGACCTCTCGGTCAGCATCGTTGTCGTTTAACTCCGCATCACGAGCGCTCTAACCAACTGAGCTACGCTATCAAGAGAGTCGACTGAGCACCGTTTGGCTATTTCAGAGGGGCGGCAGTCCCGCAAACCCATCCTCAATCAACTCACTTCATAGTGCCGGTTACAGCGTCCGGCGCAGTTCAACTGGCGCGGATGGCCGCGCCATCGTCGCTCTGCTGGTTTCCGTACTGCTCGTGTATAAGGCTAATTGACCCGATTAATGGGGCGCCAACCCAACGCTACCCGCTGCCTAATAGCCTCATCCGCGGTAAGCCCGGCCTCTCAAATGTGCTGCTAATTAGCTTGCGTCGCCGCCCATAACAGACTCCAGAAATGCAAAAGGCCCGCCGAAGCGAGCCTTTTTTCAGGGCGCAACTTGCCCCACGGCTGCAATATAGCAAAAAGGAAACGGGTTTACAACATCTTTTTTCACTTGATATCCGGAACCTCGTCACCGAACTTCCAGGCCACGTAAGCTCGCATTGCCGCAACAAGCGGTGTTGGGGCCATTCCTGTTTTCCCATGACAAGCGGCATACCAGTCTCGGCCAGTTCCTACCATTCCATCGAGGTCGCCGTGTTCCAGATGGATCAGCTCTCGTTCGATGATCGGGCCGCAATGCTGCCAAAGGCGGGAGGGCGACCACATCTCAAACCTGTCCTCGCCCTCATCATTATCAGAAACAACAATAAAGTCTTCACCGTGTGGGGCGCACTTAATAAGCTCAAGCGGCCTAGCCTCGGCCCGTGCCGCCCAATAATCCAGCTGAGCGCCGATAAGCTCCGATACTTTCATTCGTTTCCCCAATCAATCGAACAGTCCGCGTTTGCGCATCACTGAAAGTATAGCCGCCAGCGCCTCGGCGTATGTCCTGTTGCTCGGGCTGCGCCAGACCTTGGCATTCGCCTCCCGGTTCCGCATTTCAGTGCCAATCGCCTGCTGCATAGACACGGCTAACGCGCCTACGCAGAAATCGACTGCCCGCATCTCGGCTTCCCATGCCTTGTCATGGGTCAGGTCGGCCGGGTCGTCGTACTGGTTCGAGCTGGAGAACTGATGGCAGTACGGTGCAATACCCGGATAGCCGAGCTTCGGACGGTAGAGCCTCGTCCACCGATACCACTCCATCAGTAGCGTGTCGGCCTTTTCCTGGTCGCTTTGTCTGTCCACTTCGCCCCCTTTTCTTTTCCCGAACTTCACGAACCTGGCCGGGTCGCCGTATGCCTGCTGCGGTAGCGCCCGGCTCTTCTCGCCTGAATTACGCCCGCCTGCGGTCAGGATGGCGTACAGATCAACCAGGGCGTCGGATTTCAATCCTCATCCCCCGCCCACATCGACTCCCCGAACTGGCGATCCAGCCACGATCCCGCCCAGACCATCAGCGTGGCAAACAGCACGAAGGCCAGCATGCAGCCGATGATTTCCCACGGTAGGTCCATGTCACCCCCCATCCCTACTTCTTCGCTTCCCGGAGCAGGTCGGCGGCGGACCGGCATTCCTTGACCTTGTACATCTCGTCTGCTGCGCACACGACCACGCGCATCTCAGGGGCGGGGATCGCCCATTCCGCAGCTCGTATTCCAAGGCCAGCCAAGGCCCCAATTGCCACCACATACAGAATGTTGATTACCGATTTCATGCTCCCTCCCTCAGATATGCCTGCTCGGATACAGCTCGCGCTGCGCCCGGATTTGCTCCACCCGATCCGCCATCTCGGATGGCATCCGGTACGGCTTGGCGGACATGGTGATCAGTCGCGCCGGCACCAGCTCGCCCGCAGGCATCCAATAGGCCATCGCCGCGCCTTCCCGCTGCTTGAGGATCGTGCAGTCCTCCATCATGGTCTTGAGCAGCTTTCGGACGGTTTCGGGTGTGCTGTCGATCGCCTCGGCCAGCTCCATTGCGGTGAAACGCTGGCCTCGCCTTGCTTGCAGATAGGCGGACAGGCTGGTGGTAATTGTGGGCTTGGTCATTTCGGGTCCATCAGGGTTGGATTCACATCAGCCGCTGGCAATTTCCTGCCTTTCTTCATATTCTCAATCGCGCAAAGTGGTCGGCAATTCGAGTAATGAAAAGCCTTCTTTTGTTGCTCGACGTCCGATAAGTCAAATGCTGAAATTGGAATTACATGGTCAATATTCCAGTCGCCAGCTCGGTTCCCATAGTTTTGCCAATTCATGCCCGGCTTAAATTGGGACTCAAGATGCTTCGCAAATTCAGCGGGAGAGCAGCCTAGCAATTCAGCAGTTTTTGTTGTTTTCCTCTTTCCATCACGCCTTAAACTGTTTCTTATCAGCGTTCTAATGCGGTCTGCAATTCGAGACTGCTCCGATTCGTTAATCCTTAACTCTCTACGCCTCTGCAGCCTTTCTTCTTTTGTTACTGTAATAAGCCCTTTATTCCAAGGAACGTAACTTTCCGGTCTTGGCCTTTTAATTCCCCTCATATAATTGGGCAGGCATTTCTTGCATCTCCCGCTTGCATTTTTCCTTGTCGAAAGCTCGGCGCCGCAATCAGCGCACTTCGGCCACCCCATCTTTACTCTTTCACTTGGCGCCTTGAGATGGCACACCCTGCATCGCTTCGTTGTTTTTCTTCTGCTTTTCATCTTTCCACCGCAATCGATGCATTTCTTGGGAGGCGGTCTAGTCATTTCCAATCCATCCACGTCACTGAAATATTCAATCCAAAGGCGCACAGGAAATACAGCGCTTGCAGCCAGTTCCCAGCCACGGCCCAGCGGATCGCAGCCGCGGCGAACAGGATCAGGATCAGGACGTTGAATGCGCGGGGATCGAGCAGCCAGCTCACGCTGCGACCTCTTCGTTAATCTCCGGCATGATTTGCCCAGGCATATAACCGATGCGCTGGTAACGCGCCGTTTCTTCCGCTGCGATCCGGTCGAGCACCGGGCGCGGCAGGGTGAAGCTGTAGACGCTGATGCGCTTTCCCAAGTTGATGATCACGCCGAGCTCGGCAAGCTTCTTAAGCCTCGCGAGATTGCTGCGCGCGTCTCCGGGCAAGGACCACGACTGAATCGTGCTTAGTGAAGCGTAGTGATCATTCCAATGATTGAGCATGCGCCGTCCGCCGACGTAGCGCGACAGCAGCCAGCCTCGAATGGTCTTGCGCACCGCATGCAGCACGTCATCTGGTATAACTTGATTCATGCCGCCTCCCTCAACGGTTCGCGGAACATCCGAGCCTTGATGTCGCGGATATGCAGGCCGGTTTCTTCGTGCAGGGCGATCAGCATCGGCGCTGTCGGGCCGATCTTGCGATGGCGGATCTTGCTGAGAATGACGGGCGACATGTCCAGCTTTCGCGCCAAAGCTGCATCGTTCTTGCATTCCAGGATGTCGCAGGCCCAATCAGTGAAGCTGTTCGGGTCGTAGGTCGGATCGATCGTCAATTCACGGTCTTGCATGTTGGCCTCCTTGTTTTAGTCGTCTGGAAATCCGCGGCTGCGGATGGGGGGAGATTTCGGCGGCGGCGGCGACCACGGGCGACCGTAGTTCTCGAAGCGCACCTGCTCGCCGATATAGACCAGCGCCACCCGGCCGGGCGAGCCTTGCCGATTCAGCGCGACATCCACTTCGCAGATGCCTTTGTCCTGCGAATCCGGGTTGTAGACTTCATCCCGGTACAGGAACATCACCACGTCCGCATCCTGCTCGATCGAACCGGAATCCCGCAGGTCGGAGGGCTTCGGCCGCTTATTTGGGCGCTTCTCCAACTCCCGATTCAGTTGGGAAAGCAGGATCACCGGCACGTCCAGTTCTTTCGCCAGACATTTCAAGCCGCGGGTGATGCCTTCGATCTCGGCATTCCGGTTGTCGCCCTGCCCGCTCATCAACTGCAGGTAGTCGATGATCAATGCCTTCAGTCCATGCTTGCGCCGGATGGCCTTGGACTTCATGCGAATGTCCATCAGCGAGGCGCCCGGCTTCACGTCCACAAACAGTTGGCTTGCACTGATTTTCTGCACCGCATGGGTCAGCCGCGGCCAGTCTTCATCGGCCATCTTTCGCGGATCGGTCACGTGATCCATCGGGATCTTGCCGAGTGATGCGATGTTGCGTTCGTGGATCTCCGCTTTCGGCATTTCCAGCGAAAACAGGAGAACCGGGGCATCTTGGGCAATGTGGTTGCCGATATTGATGACGAATGCCGATTTGCCCATCTTCGGGCGCGCTGCAACGACATACAGCCCGCCAGCTCGCAGACCGCCATTAAGCTTGGCGTCCAAGTCCTGAAAGCCGGTTGAAAGCCTCGGCACACCGTTGCCCTGATACCGGGCGTCGAAGTCCTCGATAAACGCAGCCAGGTCGTCGGTTATGTGGGCCGGTTCGTCGGATGATGTCGTGGTTTGCAGCCCGTCGACCTTGGAAGTCACCTGGTCGATCAACTTCTCCGCGTCTTCGGCTGAGCGCGCCAGCCCTGCGATTTCATCGGACAAGGCGATGAGTTCCCGCTTCTTTGCCCTATCGACCACGATGTCGGCATAGCGGCGGATATTGGCGGCCGATGGCGTGTTCTGGCAAACCGCGTTCAGGTACGCCAGGTCAGCGCCCGGCTTTCCTTCCGACTGCAGCCTGTCGAACACCGTGATCACGTCGGCTGCCTTGTTCGACATGATCAGCTTGATGGCATACGAGAAGATCGTGCGATGCTCGAAGTTGTAGAAATGCTCCGGGCGCAGGATGTCGGCAATGCGGTCATAGGCATCATTCGACTGCAGCAATGCGCCGATGATGGCCTGCTCTGCCTCCATCGAGTGAGGCGGCGCTTGGTTATCCGACTGCGGCAGGTCGTTGAGATTCATGCTGCCTCCTCGTGATAGCGGCCTTCGCGGATCTTCGCGAAGTTCTCAGCCTTGAGCATCCACTCGAGCCCCGGCGTGAAGGCGCGGCCATCCTTTCCGGTCTTGCGCCCAGTGAGAAATTCCGACTTCGCGACATAGTCGAAAAACTTCCGCCACCACTCCAGGTTTTGCCGCTTCTTGTCCTCGTTCCAACGCACGCGAAGTACTTCCGCTCGAGCGGTCGTCCAGTCGGTAATCATCGGGTTTGCAGGAAGCATCTCGTGGTACAGGGCCACGATTGCCTTGTGCGGGCAAGGCGATCGATCAGGGCGGCCAGGCAGATCGTCGTCGGCATCGCCGGCGACAACCAACCCGATAGGGTTGGTAAGATCCTTTCCTTGATCCTCTCCCTTCCCTTCCCTTCCTACGACGATGTTTCGCGAATCCTCGCGAGTGTTCTCGAATGCCGGGATTTTTGACTTGCTCGGCTTGTCAATCTTCTGATGAATCAACCAGTTACAGATTTGCAGATAAGATTGACCGTCTACCTTGTACCGGACAACGCATCCCTCCCGCTCCAACTCAGCCAGCCAGCCATCGATCAGGCTTGGCGCGTCATCATCGTAGGGAAAAAGAAGGCTCGCGAGCATTCGCGAATTTCCGCGAAGCCTCCCCTCATCGTCGGCAATTGTCCAAAGCTGTAGGAACGTCAGGCGGGCATCGCGCGACACATTCCCCATGCTTTCCGATTGCGGGAATTCCGGCTTGATTGTTCTGATACGCGCCATTACTGCCACCTCCGCGGCGTCGGAATCTGCAGAACCTTGGTATTGGTAAGCAGCTCCCTGTAGTAGTCGAACAGCGTCCTGGCGAACTGCTCGCGGGCTTCCGGGAAGATGTCCGGCGCCTTCATCATCTTCGACAGCTTGCGGGCTTCGTTCTTGTTCAGCATGCCGCCTCCCTTGCCTTCAGTTCTTTCAGCTTGGCCTTGCAGGCCGCCTTGACTCGCTTGGCGTCCTCAATCGTGAATTTGGCTGGTTCATGCGGGCCTTCCAAGAAGGCGACCCGATCGACCCCTATGCGCTCGATCAGCCGAATCCGGTACTCGACCACGTTGCCGGCCTTGTGCTGATTGCAGGGGACGCACTGACGATGGCAGTTGTCTTCGTGGAACCGCAGAGCAGGCATAGAACCCACCGAGCGGTAATGGCCGGCATCCCAGGCGCCGTCATGGAAACGTCCGCAGGAAATGCACGGGAGATGTGCATCGCGAGCGCGGATAAACGCATTGAATGCAATCTGAGCCTCCTTCAGCCAGTCGGAGCGGGTCTTGATCGCTTCCTTGCGGACCTTGTAGTCGGCCTTGGCCTTCTTCTCCCGAGCCTCTTTTGCCAGCGCCAGAGCGCACTTCGGCGAGCAGGCGATATGCGCCATCGACCGCTTCTCGAACTTGACCTTGCAGACCTTGCAGCGGCCCATGCGGGGCTTTGGGCTAATGGCGGAGCGGATCATGCGGCAGCCTGATTTAAGCGGACAAGTACAGCAAATTCCCAGTCGGACGGGTCTCCGGCAAGCCCGGCTTTACTTGGGTGAGGGTCGTGCACGATCTTCCCGTTGCAACCTACGACCGCATGCCACAATCCCTTCCCACGCGGCGAAGGCCCGCTGATTTCGTGGTAGATCGCTGGCGTCCCGTAGGTCTGGCTGTAGAACTCGACGTTGAATCCGCCGCCGAAGCTCATATGCACGCAGTTGTGCAGGGCGAGGAAGCTCTGCACTGCTGTCCAGAACTTCAAATTGTCATCGCCAGTTTGTTGGAGAAAGTGCGGCACTTCTGAAATCGGCAATTCCAGCAAAGAGGCGATGACGGCCCGTTGGCAGTCTCCAAACTGGCCGTTTTCGCGGTCGTCAATAAATTCTTGATCAACTGGTTTCACGCCGCCCTCCGCAACTCGTTCGGGTTCGCGTGAACAGGCCGTCGACGGTTATTTGCTTGCTCCTTCGCAGATGACCATTTGCAGTTGCCAGGCCCGTAATTTCCGTTTGTGTCGATGCGGTCAATACTTAGGCCATCTACCGGCTCCCCCATATCCGCAAGAAACGCCTCAAAGGATTTCCGCCATTTGTCACAAACCACAATGCCGCGGCCGCCGTACAGATGACGCTCTGGATATTTTTCGTAGTGACAGCGATTGATCATGTCTCGCCATATCCGATATATGCGAGTGCCATGCTTTCCATGAGTGCGAACACGTTTCCCGGTGATTTCTTTGCGATGACATCCACAGGAAACGACTCTCCCAGCTTTCAGATGATCGGCGCGCACCGATTTTTCGACGCCACATTCGCACCGGCAGACCCACATGCGCCTTTGGCTGGACAAAACGTCTTTGCGAAGCACAACCAACCGGCCATACTTACCACCCGCTAAGTCGTTCATTACGCCGCCTTCCTTTCGTCCCTTGGGTTGGCCGAAAAGTGCACCCCTAGGCCAGCACCGAAGGCCTCCACCGCTTCCGTGTACTCAGCAAAGCAGCGCCTCTCGAGGTTGGTCGTGGAAATGACCACCGGCGCGCCGTCCGGCGATTCGATCCACTTGCTGCGAATCTCGCCATCCTTCGTGGTGATCGTGTCCGGCATCAGGTTCTGGCGGGCGTATTCGTGCCAGACCTCCTTGCTGAACTGTCGGCCGTTGAACCAAGCCTGCTCCGCTATCTCGGTCAGGCGCAGCCAGTAGTAGCCGTTAGCGTCCAGTCCACGCGCTTTGACTTCCTCGCGGATCAGCACTTCCAGCGGGTGAGCGTCATCGGCCGGCAGGTTGCGGATCAACGCCAACGCCGCCTCGCGCTGCAGTTCACCGCGCAGGTAGATCTTGCGAGTCTCGAATTTCTGGCGCTTCATGTCCCCTCCGATTGACGCATCGCAAACCGCCCTTCCCCTGCTGCCGCTACTGTGGCAAATAGGGGAAGTCTGGTCTGAAAGTGACGGATCGAAAAAATCACGCGGGCACCCTCACTGCATCGGCCCGCTCCAGCCGCAGGAATTCATCGCGCCAGGTCTGGTAAGCCGCGGAGTTGAACGGAAACGGGTTCGCACGCAGGCAATCGCCGCGCATGAATGCTTCCTGTGCCATGCGCTGCACGTGCCCGATGGAGACGATCGGCAGATCGGTGCTCATTGGCCGGCCTTTTGAAGTTGGGCGCGAACGTCTGCACGGGCAGCACGGATCGCTTCTTCCGCTTCGGCCAGCTCGCGGTCTGCCCGTGCCAGCTCTGCCGGGGTCACGCCGTCAACCAGGTCGGCAATCGCTCCCACCGCTTCGGACGCTTCCTTGCCAACACTGACCAAATGGATGGTTGCGTTTAGCGACGCCGGATCGGTGCGTCCGATCATTTGCGCCATGATCCCAAGCGGACGATACAGATCGTTGATGCAGGCAAGGCGCCGGCTCATCGGCATGGCGAACAGGATCGAGTCTTCGAAGTTCGCCGGCAGGAAGTTCGTGTCCTTCGTCTCGTCATCCAGCCAGCGGAAGATGCGGTCTGCGTGGGTCTTGGCTGTGGTAAAGGAATCGCCGCTGTGCGCATCGAAATGGATTCCGGTGCGGTTGGGACCGTCGATCTTTTGGTGCGCTTCGACGATCATCAGCGCGATCGCCTCACGACTCAGCCGCTCGGCCTTGCGCCATTCGTTCACATGCTCTCGGATGATCCCGATCCGTGTTTTGTGCGATGCGTTTCGCATGACTTGCTTCTCCCTGGTCGTTATTCTTTGTTCACTGCGTTGCAAATTGGAAAGGAGGTTCCACCGTGCTAAATTGCTATTCCCCAACAACAACTAGCCTGAGAGGAGCCTCCTATGAACAGCCAATTCACGAAGTTGCCGGACGCGGATCATGTGGAATGCGCCGTCCTGGAAAAAGGACCAACCCCGCAAACGTCGATTGTGAAAATTCAATACAACAACGCCCGTACAGGAAGGCACGAGGTGGCGATGGATGTTCTGAATGCCCTGTTTCTGCTGAATGCGCTGGAGGCATTGAGCCAAGAGCATGGTTACGAACCTCTGCGCCATCCGCCGAAGTAAAGGCAGCAAGGCGCGCTGCCAGTGCGGCGCGCTCGTTCTCCGAGACGGCGTATCGGTATTGCTCGTTCATTGCGTCTCCTTCGGGTCAGTGGAGCGGCGGTGTGGCACACCATTGATTTGGGAAACGGCTCGCTCACAGACGCGAGAATGCAGCGCGTCGATCGCGCGCAGAGTGCTTCCCTTGCAGTCGACCTGTCCATTGAGAATCCGGTTGACCGTTGGCTGTGATGTCCCAAGTTCATCCGCAATACGCGGTTCGCTCCAGCCGGTTTCGGCTTTGATTTCATGCAGCTTCAAAGAGATTGGCTTATCCATGCATCCCACTATACACGAATGGATAGATAATGCAATACGCGAACGGATGTGTTTTTGATCTTGGCTATGCGCGGCTGTATAGTCCGCGCATGACAATTGGCGAAAAACTAGAGCAGGCCATGAAGGCGGCCAAGATTCCGTCTCAAAGCGCGCTGTCGAGGCTATCCGGCGTCCCGCAGGCAACTATTAGCCGCATTCTTAATGGACGCGGGAAGAATGGGCCGGAAACAGAAACGATTAGAAAGCTGGCGGCTGCATGCAACGTCAGCTTCAACTCTCTAATTGAGGAGCCGGGCGATCAAGCCAGCGAAGAAATGTCGAAACGCTCGGAGGCGGAGGCGGCGAACGACGAGCCTGTTACGGCAGACGAACTAATGGAGCTTGCTGCGGCATATAAGATGATCCCCAAAAAGCAGCGAGAACTAATACTTAAGTCAACCAAGGCCGCGGCGAAGGCCGTTGTCGGGGCGAGCCCCCGCACCACCAAGAACTAATGTGAGCGCAGGACGCTTTTTTTCTCGCCCCTCAACGCAAGCGTTGAAAGACAGCAAGAAGAAGTCTTGTTCTTCCTCATCCATTCTCCGAAACATTGACAATAAGGCTTCTTCTTTCTGCTTTTGCATGTGCGCTCCATGTGCCATATCTATGACTTTAGCAATTTACCGTCGATAGCTGCAAGGAAACGGCTTCTGTGGTTCTGCGTCGGCAGGGAGGGCGCTGCGGGGAACAAAAGCACTGTATTTGCATACAGTATATCCAATCGGAAAGAATTTGGAAGTACCTAAAACATGGGGGAGAGATGAAAACGGTACTTGTCATGGTTGGCACTGTCGCCGTCCTGGGCGCATGCGCGCCCGTTCAACTGGAGAAGGCTGGCGCGAACCAAAGCGACTTTGAGTCTGATATGCAGGCTTGTGAATATGACGCGATCAAGTATGGAAGCAATTCTGATCCGTCCATGCGTACCGCGGTTGGCGCAGGAATAGAGCAGGCCATGCGGCAGCGGGATATTAAGCTGGCCTGTATGAAATCGAAGGGCTGGGCCGCTCGTCAATAGCCTCTGCCGAAATGATGAATTTCTTCCGCTTTTATACGAAGGGACTTGCACTTGAATGCCACCGCAGGACTTCTATTTTTGACCATTGCCGGCGCGATCTATTTTGCTCCGTGGTTTGTTGCGGGGGCAAGAAAGCACCCAAATAGCGCCGCTATCTTGACATTAAATTTGCTGTTGGGATGGACGGTTATCGGCTGGGTCGCAGCATTAGTTTGGGCGTTCACGTCGTTTTCTAAGCCAGCGCCGCCCAAAACCTCGCCCAGCTCGCGTCTTGTGGTCGACAAAGCCACTGGCGTACTGGTCGAGGAAAGGTCAGCTTCAAAGCTGGCGGCAACTAGAAAATGCCCCTACTGCGCCGAGGAAATCAAGGTTGAGGCGATCAAGTGTAAGCATTGCCAGTCTGATCTGACAGCGGCATGAACCGGCCGCTTCTCATCGCCCTATTCTTCCCACTCACTGCCAATGCGCACCAAGTAATCGGCATCGCAGACGGCGACACAATAGCCGTTCGCTGCGGGTCCAGCGAAGTCATGCGCGTTAGGCTTTCAAGTATTGATGCACCAGAGAAGGGGCAGCCGTTCGGCCAGCGCTCCCGGCAGTCGCTATCGGATCTGTGCTTCGGCAAGGATGCACAGTTGCAGATACGCGACAAGGATCGATACGGGCGGACTGTGGCGCGGGTGATTTGCGATGGGGTGGATGCCAATCGCGCCCAGGTCGAGCGGGGCATGGCGTGGAACTACACTCGGTATAGCCGAGATCCGGAGCTGGTGACGGTGCAGGAGCAAGCCAAAGCTGCTGGGCGCGGGCTATGGGCGGATCGGGAGCCGGTGCCGCCTTGGGAGTGGCGGCGCGAAAAGAATAACCTCAGGGGGAAAGATTGACGCTTCGCGTCCACCCGGAACAGGGCACGATCGTAATTTGCGATTTCGCTGGCTTTCAAAGCCCTGAAATGACCAAACGCAGGCCGGCCGTAGTTATTTCGCCACGGTTCCGCGTTCGGGGCCAGCTCTGCACGATTGTTCCCCTAAGCACTACCGCGCCCCAGCCTGTCATGCCGTACCACCATCGGCTTTACATGGATGAACCTCTGCCGTTTCCCTATGACGCCGACATGCACTGGGTCAAATGCGACATGGTTTATACCGTGGCATTTTCCAGACTGTCATTGCCTTTCGAGGGGAAGGATGCAAGCGGGAAACGCATATATGATGTTCGAATAATCGGCCAAAGAGACATTTTTGCTATACAAAAATGCATATTAAACGGGATAGGAATTACCAATTGGACGGAACCAAACCAATAGACTAGAGTCGAATTGTTCCCGCTCTGCGCAAGCATCGGGCTTAAGTCCCCTCACGGGGCCGTTATACAGCGGAGATTGCAATCCAGTATAGCGTCTACGGGGGCCATCAGAGATGATGGCCCCTTGCTTTTTGCCCTCCCATAGCGGAGGGTTTTTAATTCCGCCGAATTCGACAGAATTAAACAGACCGAATTCGACCAGGTTAGCCCACCACTACCAAACGAACTGCAGCAAAAAATGCGCTGGTTCGATTTGATAGGGCGGCGGCCAAGTCAGCCAAAACCCCCGCGAACCCGCGCCAACCCTAGGCTCCCGGCGGCGCCCAACTAACCGGAAAAACCGGATAGTTCACTTCTCACCAACCCGCTCCGGCGGGTTTTTTATTGCCTGCTGAAAATAACTGACTGACGGGTCAGAGATATTCTTACGCCCATTCATTCGCGTATTGATTTCTCTATTCGTTCGTGTATAGTTACTCCATCGACTCACCGCTCCCTGCAAGCCCGACCTTACGGCGATCCAAAGACAAGGCTGGATGCGCAGAGGGCCAGAGAGACCGGGAACCGTGATCCGGGAATTGTAGTTCGGCAGCACTGGTGCATGGGCAAAGGTCGCGAAATGCTCGTTAGCTGCCAGAAAACGGCTCCGCTTGGAGCGCCGGACAACGTAACCGGCACGACAACTTAGAGAGACGACATGCACGAATTGACTCAACAAAGACTTAAAGAACTTTTCCGGTATGAGCCAAGCACCGGGAAGTTTTTTCGTTTGAGTGGAAGGTACGCCGGAAAGCAAGTTGGCTTCAAAAAAACCAATGGATACATACACATCAGGATCGATGGCAAGGGCTATCCAGCCCATCGGCTTGCGTTGTTGTACATGCATGGGATCACCAAATTCGAGGATGTCGACCACATCAATGGAATTCGAGACGACAACCGAATTGAAAACCTAAGAAATGTTAGCCGCTCAATCAATCTGCAAAACAAAAGGAAGCCGCACTCCAACAATTCAACCGGCTTTCTTGGCGTAACAAGGCACAAAGGGCAGTTTTGTGCCCGCATAACGCTTGACGGGAAATCTACCTGGCTCGGCACCTTCAAAACGCCACAAGAGGCAGGCGACGCTTATTTCCGAGCGAAGCGCTCGATTCACAAAGGGGCGGTGTTTTAACTGCCGCCTCTCCTACGCAGCAAGCGGGTGGAAAGCCCGCACCAACACGCATGCGGATTGAAGCGACAAATACGGCTGGCCGCCGTCGCTTCCGAGAGGACTTGGCTCAGTCCGCAGTCGTGTTGGTGGTCGCATGACTGGAGCTGTTCGGCTAGTACCCGAACCGGAAGCGCTGACGGCATGCCTTTCGCGCAAAAGAGACCGCGGCCAATCACGAGAGGTGAAGGTAGCCCGGCCACCAACACCTAACAACAACGGGGAGGAATGATGGCATCCAAAAAGTACGAGCTGCTGCAGGACGACACCAAGGAGTTTTGGGGCCGCAAGCTGTATCGCATCAAGGCGCTGATCGCGATTGGCGCCCTGGTTACGCCAGGCGAGCTTGGCGGCTATATCGAAAGCGAAAAGAACCTGGATCAGTCCGGCGATGCGTGGGTGTACGGCAATGCGCGGGTGTACGGCAATGCGCGGGTGTACGGCGATGCGCAGGTGTCCGGCGATGCGCAGGTGTCCGGCGATGCGCGGGTGTACGGCAATGCGTGGGTGTCCGGCGATGCGTGGGTGTCCGGCGATGCGTGGGTGTCCGGCGATGCGCAGGTGTCCGGCGATGCGCGGGTGTACGGCAATGCGTGGGTGTCCGGCGATGCGCAGGTGTCCGGCGATGCGCAGGTGTCCGGCGATGCGTGGGTGTCCGGCGATGCGCAGGTGTCCGGCGATGCGTGGGTGAAAAATCGTGCCGACATTCAAACCTATTCCGGCGTCGGCTCCGAATACGGCACGCTGACGGTCTACCGCGCGAAAGACGGGATCGAGCTGACGCGCGGATGCTTCCGGGGCAATCTCGACCAATTCCGCGCCGCCGTGCATGAGCGGCATGGCGCCAGCTCCAAGGTGGGCCGCTCCTATCTCGGCATCGCCAATCTGATTGAAGAGTGGTTCGATCTTGCGCCTGCCACTAGTGCGGAGGCGGCAGCACTGCCAGCAGCGGCGCAAGAACTGAGCGCACAGGCGCAGGCATGATCGCCCGCTTCTCTACCTACCTGGACGCGCATCCGATGGTGTGCGTTGCCCTGCTCTTCGCCGGCCTGCTGATCGTCGGCGCTATCGAGGTGCCGGCATGATCCTCGCCCTGTTTTCCGCAATCGTGTTCTCGCTGCTGCTTGGCGAGGCGTTGAAGATCAATCTGGAGGCGAAATGAGCGCCCGCGAAATGAAGCTTGACGAGCTGGCGGCGATGACGGTCGGCCCGATCCTGCGCGGCCTGCGCAACTGGTGGCATGCCAGAGCCGAGCGCCATTACCTGATCTGCGCCGATGTGGAAGCACAGCGCGCCCGGGAAGCACAGATGAACGTCGCCTATTACCAGAAGCGTGCGGCCCTGTCGCGGTCGGCAAGAGTGGGCGGATGAAGCCGCTTGCAACCTGCCGCGCTGGCCGCTGGCTGCTGCTGATCCGCAGATGGTGGAGGCGGCGATGAATCAATTGATGTGGTGGGAACAGGCAGGACGACAACAACAGTACGAGGAAGAACATGGAAAAGACGATGGACGTGTACAAGAAGATTGCCGCCGTGTCGGCGGCGATGGCGAAGGAAGGCATCAGCAAGGCCCGCAACAACCATCAGCAGGGTTACAAGTTCCGTGGGATCGATGACGTGTACAACGCCCTCGCCCCGGTGCTGGCCGAACATCAACTCGTCATCCTGCCCCGCGTTCTCTCGCGGGACGTGACCGAGCGCACGACCAGCAAAGGCGGCGTGTTGTTCTGTGTGACCGTCGAGGCCGAGTTCGACATCGTGGCCGCGACCGATGGCAGCAAGCACACGATCAAGACCTACGGCGAGGCAATGGATTCCGCCGACAAGGCGACCAACAAGGCCATGAGCGCCGCGTACAAGTACGCCGCCATGCAAGCCTTCTGCATCCCGACCGAAGGCGACAACGACGCCGATGCCCACTCGCACGACGTGGTGCCGCGCCCCGTCAAAGCCACGGCCAAGCCCGCGCTCTCCGACGACGAACTGGATGCGGCCTGCGCGGCGATTCAGGATTGCGCCGACATGGACTCGCTCAAGGGCATCTATACCGGCGCCTTCAAGCGGGCGAACACGGAGCAGCAACTCATCCTGACCGCCGCCAAGGACAAGCGCAAGGCCGAACTCGATCAATCCACAAAGAAGGCAGCTTAATGAACAAGATCACCGCAACCGGCCGACTGGCCGCTGATGCCGAACTGCGCTACACGCCGAAGGGCGAAGCCATCCTGAACTTCCGGCTGGCGTCCGATGTCGGCTATGGCGACAAGAAAACCACCAACTGGTTTGCCTGCCAGGTATGGGGCAAGCGTGGCGAAGCCCTCGCCCAGCACCTGACCAAGGGTCAGCAGGTAACCGTGTTCGGCAGCCTGACCCTGCGCGAATGGACTGGCAAGGACGGCGGCAAGCAGCTCTCGCCGGACATTCGGATTGACGAGATCGAGCTGCAGGGCGGCAAGTCGGCCGGCAAGGCTGCGCAAGCCCAGGCCGCAGACGATGACCACGATCCGATTCCCTTCTGACCGGAGCCGACCATGCTGATTACTCTCGACATCGAAACCTGCCCGAGCCAGTCGCCGGAACTGAAGGCTGAATTCCTCGCCAATGTGAAAGCGCCGGCACAGTACAAGAAGCCCGAATCCATCGCGGAATGGCTCAAGGAAAACGCCGAAGCCGAAGCCGATGCGGCATGGCGTCGCACCTCGTTTGATGGTGCATATGGTCATGTATGCGTGGTCGGCATTGCCATCGATGATGAAGAGCCGCAGGCGCTCTACTCGGACACCTGGCATGCCGATGAGGCGCATGTGCTGCGTCAACTGTTCTCGCTGGTCGATTCGGTCTGCGAGCGGCATCAGAACGTACGCCCGACCTTCGTCGGCCACAACCTGGTGGAGTTCGACCTTCGCTTCCTGTTCCAGCGGGCGGTCGTTCTGAATGTGCGGCCCTCGCGGCACATTCCGTTCTTCGCCAAGCCGTGGGATGACGCCGTATTCGACACCATGACCCGCTGGTCTGGCCTCAAGGATCGCGTGAAGCTCGACAAGCTGGCGAAGGCCTGCGGGCTGGACGGCAAGGGCGACATCGACGGCTCGATGGTGTGGGACTACGTGCGCGACGGCCGGATTGCCGAGATTGCGGACTATTGCCGGCACGACGTTGCTCTTGCTCGGACGATCTACAAGCGCATGACGTTTGCGTATCCCGAGGCGGCTTGAGATCCGCTGACCATCCAATAACAGCCAGCAAATAATCAGGGAGAGCCATGACCGCCGCCACCCGCCTACGCACCTGGGCCGAAGAGCCGCCCTATCCGCAGGCAGCGTTCGATGTGCTGGAAGTGCTGGGAGAACTGGAACCTGTGAGGGAGCATGAATGAGCTGGATTTTCAGTCGGGCCCTGGTGGAGCAATGCGGGAACTTGCCCTGTTCGCAGGGGCGGGTGGCGGGATCCTTGGGGGAAAGTTGCTCGGATGGAGAACCGTGTGCGCAGTTGAACGTGATGCCTACGCAGCACAAGTTCTGGCACAACGGCAAAACGATGGATGCCTCGACCCTTTCCCAATTTGGTCTGACGTTGAAACTTTTGACGGCGGGCCATGGAGAGGAATTGTTGACATCGTTTCTGGCGGCTTTCCATGCCAGGACATTAGCCCCGCAGGAAAGGGGGCCGGCATTGACGGCGAACGAAGCAGTTTATGGCGACACATGGCCCGGATTATTGGCGAAGTTCGACCTGCCCACGTCTTCGTGGAGAACAGCGCAACTCTCACTAGTCGAGGGCTTGGACGAGTTCTCGGAGACTTGGCCACGCTGGGGTTCGATGCGGAATGGGGTGTGCTGGGCGCGGCAGGAGCCGGATTCCCGCACCGCCGAGAACGCATCTGGATCGTTGCTTCCAACCCCGAGCGGCGTGAACGCTGGCCGAAACCACACTATGGGCCGCGTGGACGAATGGGGGGGGCAGCAGCAACCCTTTGCGTGGGACCGTCATTGGCTCGATGTGTTTACCGGAGTTCGAGGAACTGGTAATGGGCTGGCCCGTAACGTGGACCGCACTGACGCCATACGAAACGGCCAGGTTCCGCGAGTGGCAGCAACAGCATTCCTTGAACTTGCAAGCCGATTTGAATAAAGCCGCATAGAGGGAGCCAACCAATGAACAAAGACAAGCTGCTGGAACTGGCGAGGGAAGCTGCTGACGATGCGCTTGAGAGGCTGCCAGTCGGCACCGCAGAGCGCTTAACAGCCTACCGAGCGCTGCATTACATGATGGAACGCTTCGCCGCCCTGCTGCAAGCACAGGCAGCGCAGGAGCCGGAATGGTATGGCATGGGTCAGATTGATCCGAGAGCGGCTGCGGACACCGCGATGATGATGAACCGCGCTGCGAATTACATGCGTGAGCCAGTCGATGCCGAGCGCATGAGAGAAGCGGCAAATTCACTCGATAACCATGCGGCTGTGCTGTGGAATATTGTTGGCGATAACAGGCTCAAGACAGCGCAGCAGCCAGCACAGGCGACGGATGACCTGCCGCCAATAAACGATGGTGATAGGCAGTGGCTTCATTACAACCCTAACACAGATGACCTAGTGGAATGGGTGCAGACCTATGCTCGTAAAGCTATCGCCCTCTCTCAGCGGCAGGAGCAAGCGCCAGCGTTGAGCGACGAGCAGATCATTGAAATGGTGCAGGAAGTAGTGGAGAAAGATGGCTTCGATGTACAGGATGAGCATCAGGCCGAGCTTGTCGAAGAAGTGTCCATCGCAGTCGTTCGCGCCATTCTCTCTCAGCCAGCCGCAGCGCCAGTAAGCGGGCATAACTCTCTGCTTGAAGAAGTCGCCAAAGCTCAAGCTGAATACGCCACATGGCCGGAAGAAAAGCGCAAAAGCGTTCGATTAGAAGGACATGATCCTTACTACTCCACTCAGCCACAGGGTGGCAGCAAATGAGCGACTACGCCAAGCGCATCGCGGAAGCGGTGATCGAAGCGGCGGCGAAGGTGTGCGACCAGAAGTTGGCCCTGCGCACAGCGACCGGGCACCCAAGGGAAGCGTCAACTGCGCGGAGCCTTGCAACCGAAATCCGCTCCCTCGACCGCGACGCCATCATTGCGAGCGTGCCGCAGAGCGAGGACAGCCGAGATGCGGAGCGGTGGCGTCATGTCGTTGATGAGGCAATCAGCACGGCAACCAATCAATCAATTGACCCGGACGAGGTTGTTCTTGTGGTGCCGGCAGCTTGGGGGGATGACTGGCGGGAGCGTGCAGCAGCGCATGTCGATGCCGCTATAGCGCAAGGGAAGGAACCGAAATGACGACACAAACGGATGCGCTGAGGGCAGCGCGGGAAGCGTTGAATGCCGTGCTGGCAATTGCGAACAACAGCGACGTCATCGCTGGATGGCATCAAAACGGCGACATCGCCACGTGGAGCGAACTGCTGCCGGAAGTGCCGACTGCGCTAGCCATCGTGGATGCCGCCCTATCTGCCAGCCAGCCGACCGATGAGCAGATCATAGAGGAAGCGCGACATTGGCTCGACGTTGACGCAATCGGCTGGAGCAACGTAATTGCATATCGCCGCGCCCTGCTCTGCGCACCAGCAACACCCACCACGAAGGATAAGCCATGACACACATCGACCTGGATGCTTTGCAGGAAGCAGCGGACAAATTTGACACGTTCCTGAACGAGCCGCCGAGCTATGAGCAAGAGCGCATGGTGCGCGAATATCGCCACGACGCATACCCGAAGTGGGTGAAGATTGAGCGAGGCCTGCGAGATGTCATCGACCGGCTGCGCAAGGCAGAGGCAGCGCAAGCCTCGATGAAAACACTGCTTCAGGAGAGCTGCGACTTTTGGAGGCACTATTCCTATGTGAATGAAATGGCGCAGGAGGAAATGAGGGGCGAACCGGAAGACATTTTAAACCGTATGGATCTCGCCGCTACCGCTGACGCCTTACCAGCAGCGCCAGCCGACCCGACCGAGACGATGCTGCTGGCCGGCGCACAGGCTATCCGGCTCGATGGGACGCCGGAGCAGAAGATGGAGGCTGCGCGGGCGGTCTACTGCGCGATGTTGGCTGTTCGTCGGGAGGATGCGTGATGGGTGATCGTGAATTGCTGGAACGGGCGGCGAAGGCGGCGGAACAAGAGCGCAGCGCTGCAGGAGACCTGTGGAGCAACGCGCGCGGCCAACTTTGGAATCCGCTCACCGACGACGGCGACGCGCTGCGGCTGGCAGTGAAACTCCACATCACGCCGCACATCGACGGCAACCTGACTGATGCAGAGTCAAGCGCTGGTTTTTTTACCGAGCCGCATTTTGATGACCCCTACGTAGCCACCCGCCGCGCCATCGTCCTCGCCGCTGCCGAGATTAGGAAGCAGATGGTCGGGGCAGACAGCACGCAGGAAGGGAGAGAGGGATGACGCGAGATCAGGCAAAGGCGATTCTTGCCAATCTTGATCTAATCCGACATTTCGCGGACGGCGGAGACATCGGCCATCGCCTCATAAATTGCCATGGCGAGTTCGTCTATACAAGCCCGACCGACAAAATCACCCTCAGCAATTTGCGCAGCGACCGGATGACTGGGTACGTCAGGGTAAAGACAAAGCTGGTTTGGAACTCAACTTGCGGCATGTGGGAGCGCAAAAAACGGGCGTGGCCCGAGCGCATCCCTGAAAGCGAAATCATCAAGTAGTGGCAAGCAGCATAAGGAGTAAAGAGCAATGAGCGACAGACTCAGCGCAAGCGAGTTAGCCGACCTGGTGGGGTGCAAGTCGAACCAGCGATGCCGCATGGCCGCCTGGCTGCACAAGAACCATTGGAAGTATGAGATCGACGCCAACGGCCTGCCGATCGTAATGCGGGCCTACAGGGACAGGAAACTCGGGATTGCCGAGGACAAGAACAGCGCCAAATATGCCGACGCGCCAAACCGCCAAGCCTTCGCGTAAGGAAAGAACCGGAGTCGACCGCCTCTACAAGTACGTAGGGGCGCGCAAGGTCTCGTTCTACTACCAGTACCCGAACGGCAGCTCCGAAACACTCGCCTCGGCCCCGCTGGGCGACCGGCAGGCTATCAACGAGGCCGAGCGGGTAGCTAAGCGTAAGGCTATGGACATTCAGCAGGGCGTGATCGTGGCCGGCTCGGTGGCTGATCTGATCGACCGCTGGAAGACCGAAGTCGACCCAGAGCATTATCGCGATCAGTCCAAGGACGGCAAGGCGGTCAGGAAGAGCGCCTATGCCAACCTGACCAAGTTCTTCGGCCAGATGCACCCCAAGAGCCTGAAAACGATCCATGGCTACCAGTACATCGAGGACCGGGCTAAAGCAGGCGCACCGGTCAAAGCCTGGAAGGAGCTTTACACCTTCTCGGCCATCTGCAAGCGGGCGATCCGCTGGGGCATCATGGAAAGCAACCCGTTCGTGGACATGGAGGCCGACAAGCATGACAAGGATGTGCGGACGATCACCCGGCACCATGTGATCCGGTTCTATCTGTGGAGCCAGCGTCAGGACAGCCCGCAGTTAAAGATCATGGGCTGCGCCGCCCTGTTCACTTACCTGACCGGCTTCCGGGCTGCCGAGGTGCGCCCGTTCCATGCGTCCGGCCTGACAGATGACGGCGTGAAGGTAGTCAACGCCAAGCGCAAGAAGGGAGAGGCCGAGATTGTGAAGCTGCGCGACTGGTCCCCTCGCCTGCGCATGGTCGTCAAGCGAGCCAAGCAAGCCTATGGCCGGGAGCGGCTGTACTTGTTCGCCAATCGCCACGGCAAGCCCTATACACGGTCAGGATGGGGCGCAGTGTGGCAAGACGCGATGCTGGCTTATATCGGCTGCGATCCAAAGGCGCTGGTGGAGCATCCGGATTACTTCTCGCTGCTGGACGTGCGCCCGGCTGCGATTACCAAGAAGATCGAGAAGCGCACAGCGGATGCCTACGATTTTGCGGCACATGCTAACCAAGCAACTACGCACAGGCATTATGATAGGCGGAAGATTAAGAGAGCGAGTGCTACAGAATGACACCAGCAGAAATGGCATATGTGTGCGCAAAGGTTATCAACGAAGGTGCCAAATCGGTCAACCTGGTCAAGCCCAAGAGAATGCCGAAGGGCTTCCCTCGCGGCGAGTTCATGTGCGAAACCCATAAAGGGAAGGTGTATCAATATGACGCCGTCAAAGTACTCACTTGGATGATTATGAACGGGCTTGCCAAGGTAGAAGAAGAGGCGGGAAAATCCGCATGAATTTTCCAACGGATGGCTGGAAACCCGCATGTTTCGTTGTGGATAACTTTTCATCCGTTGGAAAATCAGAAGCTGAGAAGCTAGATTTCATGCTGGTTTGCGGGGAGTTGATGTCTGGATTGTGATTCCTGTCGTCGTGGGTTCGAGTCCCATCGGCCACCCCAAAGATTCAAGCACTTAGCCCAGTCTCCGGACTGGGCTTTTTGCTTTTGAAGCCCGAACCGGATCTCCGTTCCGGATCGGAAGCTTGTTCACAGCCGATGTGCAGAACGCTGTGGAAAAGCGGCCTGATTCGCAGCTAAGCTGCTGATTGGCAATGTCTTTCTCCGCTTGATGAAAATCAGAGCAGGTGTACGGCGCAGCGCCGGCGCCGGCCATGGTGGGCACCATTGTCCTCATTGCCTCGCATCGCCGCTTCCGTTCCACCATGAAGCCCCGCATCCTTGCCGCACTCGCCGGCGCGCTGCTTGTTCTGAGCTGCACCACCAAGCCCCAATCCTGCGCCGACAATTTCCCGGACGGGCAGGCGCCCGTCATCACCAATCCAAGCCTCGCGAAGCAGACCACCATGCTTTGCGTCGAGCAGTATGCGACCGACTTCAGCGGCGTCTCGCGCACGCCGCTGTGGTCGGCCGAGCATCTGACGGCCCGGCGCGTCGAGGCCGCGAGCCAGCTGAAGCGCAAGAACGCCTTCCATGCCGAGG